CAGCATCTCTGCGGCTTTTTATCTTTGATGCTTCTTTTGCAATTTCTGCTGCACCAGCAAAATCACCAGTAGCAAAAGAAACGGCAGCAGATCCAATCATAGCCGTTAGTTGCGCTATATCACTGAATGTTTTAATGAGAGGCACAGCAACCTGCGCGATGCCTCCGAAAGCAATCGTCATTGTGTTTTGAAATGCTTTTATTGCGTCAGATGCCTCGGATAGTTTTGCAATCGTTTCATCCGTCCAGACTCCCATCGCTTGCCCGTTGGCTGAAATCACCTCTGGCCCCATTCTAAGAGTCTCCATTAGCACGGCCGCACCCTTACCAGCCAGCTCTTGTGCAATCGCAAAATCCTGCATGCCAAGCGTGCCAGAGGCCACTGCCTTGGATAAGGCCATAAATAGATCCTGTGGGGTCATTCCCTGAAGTTGCTCTACGCTTAAACCAATTTTATTAAATGCCTCGGCCATTTGCTCATTCCCGCCAATGGCTGCGCCCGCGTTCTTCGCCAGCTTATTCATAGCACTAGCCACATCCTCTAACCCTGCTCCCGAAGTGCTGGCCGCATTTCCTATCTCTTGCAGGCTACTGGCGGCAACTCCAAACCTATTAGCAAGATCTTGAAGCTGGTCGCCCTTATCTATGGCATTGGAAAAGCCTTGTATGATTTTATCGAAAGCAAAGGCGCCAGCCAGAATGCCGCCAACCTTCATGCCAAACCCTTTGACAGAGTTTTCCATGGAGGCCAGCCCGGTGGTAAATCCAGATTTATCTACCCCTACTTTTACTTTTAGATCAGCCATGGTTATGCCTTGCTGAGAGCTATTTCGATAGCCTTGGTCATCTTGTCTTTTTGTATGTCAAGAGCACGCTGGATCTGGCCTGCGTTTAGGCACTTATCAATCCACGGAACTTGATTAGTCATAGTCACATATTGCTCGCCAGCCGATGCCTCGGAATTATCGACTACCGATCCTTTGGCACGCTTGCCCGCGTGCCGAGTTACCCACTGTGGGATGCCACGGGATCCGCCTAACTGTTTTGCACAGTGTGCCCACCCAGCTTTTGCAATACCGACTTTTTTATGCGTAGCTGTAACGTATTGCCCCAGCTTGTCTTTATCGACAATGCCACGATTTGCGGTGCCATGCCGCCCAATGCCTCGATCGCCTTGTCCTGCCTTGCTTGTTCTTCTTCTGCCACCCTGCGTCCTCATAGATTGATGAAATTGTTTCATCGCACCGATTGAGGTCAAAATCTGATCCTCCTCACTCATCCAGACCCTTCCGTCTTTTGTTGTAAATCTTCTCTGAAAGTTCTCGGGTGCGTACTGCTTCATCCGAATCGCCTCGTCCATCCAGAATTTATTTAATGGCTTAAAGATCCCTTTGTTAGTTCCTTTTTTGGGCAATAAATCGCCCGATATTGCACCCTCGCCTAATAACTTTCCTTTCTCAGCTCCAAAAGGCTGAGTCTGAAATGCAAGATTCACGGCAACTAATCGGCCTTGCTGTTTGATTGCTTTTGCAAAAGATATTTTCTTAGCCAAGGCGTAGCGTTTGAGCTGATAGCTAAAGTCAGCATCGTCCATTTTCATCGTAATCACTTCCCCGCCCTCCTAGCACGAACGGCCTCGATCGCCAGCAACTCGCCCTCACTCAGTAGATCCACGTTGCTGCCGTTCTGCATAGCAAACGCCACGTGATACCAGTACGCCTGCCCGATCGGCATGTTCCAGACCTTTGCCTCGTCCCACCCGGTCGCCCCGCATACGCCCGTGACGATCGCCAGAGACCACGGCAGGCCCGTGGCCTCCCGGCCGGTGCCCCTCTTTTTCTCTGGCTGCCATAACTGTGGCAACGCATTAAAATCATCCAGGTAGGCGCGGAACTTGGCCGTCTCGATCAGGAACTCGCACCGCCAGCTTTTTATCCAATCCAGCCAAAGCCGACTGTTGGAGAGATCTGGCAGAATGGGAAACGGCGTCCGGCAAATGTTCACCGCTAGGCGCAGATCTCTGGCCGACGGGAACGATCCTCCGATGAAGTAGGGCGATTGAGCGACCTCTAAATTAAACATGTGCCACAAGGAAAGCGGCAAGAGTGGCAAGCCTAGGACGCGATGATCCTGGCGATTTAGGAATGATTCGGCAAAGTGGCGATTCATCGCCGTCTTACCGATTACGAGGCAAGCGAGCTGTTTGGATTGTAGACGCCAGTGACGCTGACCTTAACCACGTCGCCAACTGTTTTTGTGTACGACTCGCCCGTCTTTACGTAGCTATTTCCGCCAACCGTAAAGGTGGCAGGAACAGAAGCGCCAGAGCTGATCCCCTCTATCGACACATTGTAGCGAGGATTGTAGTAGGTGGTAACTGTGGGAGCGGTGTTGGCTGTGCCGGGATCGATAACGATCTCCGTCTGCTCACCCGTGATGCTCATAGAAATGTATTCCTCAATCCCGGTGACGGTTGCTACCCCTGTGAATCCTTTGTATGGCATATTGTTATTTCCTTAGGCAATCGTGCTGAACGTGACGGCGGTGTTGGTAAGTCTGGCAAAATCCGTATTCGATAGGCGCAACTCTTGGCGGAAAGCCGTAGGGCCAGACACGCTAGGGTGCGCAAAGGAATCGGGCAAAGTCTCTGTGACTGTCTCGATCCTTTTGTATTTCCTAAAATGTTTTACTACGGTGCCGTCTGTTCCCGTGATGTAGACGTACTCGTCTGTGTTGCTGATGTTCTGGGAAATTCCAGCCGTCACTCCGTATGTCATCGCCATATTGTTTTTTCCTTACGTGTCAACTAGGCGTGACGAAGGCGGTGAATTTCACCGAATCCTCCATCACCTTGTCGTTGCTGCCTGTGCTTTCTTCGCCCAGGTATCCGCCCATTAGAGTGGCACCGGCTATGGTCGTTACGGCCGTCAGCTTGGTATTTAGCCAATCGAAGTTCGTCCTGTGAGCTGTGACCGTGCTGGCTACTTCCAGCGGCGTCATAATTGAACAGGTAAAAGTAACCTTGCGGGTAGTAGCTAGAGATCCCTCCACAACTGGCACGCTCGATTCTGCGTGAACGATGCAGGCTGGGAGCTGTAGTTCCGCAATTCTGTGGCCTGCTTGAACGTATAGCCCGGCGGGCTTACTGGCTGTGGATAGGTAGGCGGCTAGTCCGTCCTCCGCTGCGAGTCTTAAGCTCATCGCACATCCTCTGGATCCGCCAGGATAAGAGTCGTCACGCCTTGGTCGGATTGTACGCCGGTAAGTCTTTTGGGTGATCCACCCACCGTCACGATCGTCATTAGTGAGGGCAAGCTGACGGCGGCCGTTAGGCAAACGAACTCCGCATTCTGTGGATTTACGAATCCGCCCATGCCCAGCTCTGCCGTTTGTTCGCTGGGTGTGTAGACGCCACGGACGGCAAGGCCGGAGATCGTGGCAGTCGTCGGCATGGCCGAAATCATATCGGCCACCCCTGTGGTCATTAGGGTTTGAATTTCGGTCACGTCGTTGGCCTTATGTCAAAACTTTCACCCAGCAGTTCTGCTGAAAATCAACAGAGTTAAACGCTTCTGCCACGGCTCGATCTACTCCCGGCCACCCGCACATGTAATCGTGCCCAGCAATCACCCCGCCTTTTTTTACCTTGGGCAGCCAAGCAGCAATATCCGCTTTCACGTTCTCGTAGTCGTGTGCGGCATCGATAAAAACAGAATCTAGGCATTGATCGGGAAAGAAGTTGGCGCCCTTTAGGCTGGTCATCCGTAACGGCACGAGCTGGCGGGAGACTGGCTTTACGTTTGCCAGAAACTCCTCGTAGAGCGTGCCGTTTTTGATGCACTCCTCGCCTGCGTGTTCCTCGCTACCTAGCCAAGTGTCGACAGCGTAGATCTCGATCCGTGGTGATTTGTTCCAAGCCTCGACGAGCAGAAACGCAGTAGACTTCCCCTTCCAGCTTCCTACCTCCACGATCTTTCCATCCATCGGGCAATCGGCCACTAGGCGCCGGTAAAGATCGGGAAAGCTGAACCAGTCCTCCCCGCCAATGTTTAGATGCTGTAGTTTTTCCACTTTGTTTCTTTGGCCGTGGCGACGCGGGTAGCGTGTTGATGTTCTTTGTGAAATTCCGGTCCCGGACAAAAAGTGCCGCCCTCTGCCCCGATGTTTTGAATCCGACTGACGTGTGGGAATAGTTCACCCATCCCCGTCCGTTCGCGCACCCGCTGAACCGATCCGTCCCAGAAATTACAATCCCAGGCGGGAACTAGATGTCTTTCAAATCGATCGCGCCAGGTTGCCCAGCCCCAAGGGGTGAACCAGTTTCTAAATCCGCTGGCGTCGTTCTGGGCATCGCCGCCGTGTTGATTGTAGCCAGATACCGTTAGCACTTTTGGGCCAGCGTTCTGTCCCGCCCACTCAAACCAACGCAAGCAGTCTGGGCTGGGAACAGTGTCGTCCTCCAAGTGAATGTGATAATCCGATTTCCTGAACCCGTACGTCATCGCGTACTGAATGGCAGATCCGCAGCCCATGTGATGATCTGGAATGTGCACGCCGATGCCGTGTCCCTTGGCAATTTCGGAAAGCTCTGCCGTCTTGTCCGACGGATCTAGAATTGCTGTGATCTGATACTCGCCCACGCCGTCGCACCACGCCAACGCCTTCAATACCTGGGCAAAGTATGTGGGCCGATTGTAGCCCGATATGGTGAGCGTCTTATCCATTTGCCTTTAGCAAAGCGTAAGCCGCCAGATTGCCGCCGGTGCCTTTGTTGTTTTGTAAGGCGTCAGCGCCTAGCCCTTCTGGCCTAATCTTTAAAGCATTCGTTCGGTTGAGTTCTGGCGTGTTGCAGACGAGCGTGGCTGTGCCTGCCTTTCGCAGTTCCGTGCTCATAACATAATCATCAGCAAGGAACTTGGCGCGAGCCAAGGGACTCAGCCCGGCGAACTCACTGGCCGGAATGGCTGGCCATAGATCGGCTTTCGGCATGTCCGAACGCCGACACATTACGCCGCCGAATCCTTCGAGAATCTCGGCATGACCGCCGTGATCCGGGGCGATGGCGTAGCCAGTGGCGCCTGTCATAAAAAATCCGCAGACACCTAACGCCGTTTTTGGTCTGGTATCTAATTCTTCGGCGAGGGTCTGCAAAAGCAGTGGGCTGTATAGGATGTCGTCGTCCAGCCAGCAAATCTTGTCGTCGGGATCTCCGCCCACTTCTAGCGGGCCGATAAACTTTGTCGCTGGGCCATAGTCCTTAGTGCGGTAAATTTCTAATTTACCAGCATCGGCCAACGCCTGTAGCTCTTTTGGAATATCCCCAAACCGTTCGCCTGTGCGTGCCAGCTTCTCAGGCACAGACAGAATGATCTGATCCGCCGGGCGCGATTGCGACAGCAGGCTTTGGATCGTGGGCATTATCTTGCCGATGCGGGTGGGCGTAGTAGTCAGCCCGACGATGACGTTCCCCGTTTGATCGACAGGATCTGGCAGGCGTGTGGCCCCGGCTGGCAGTGTGCCCTGTGCCAAAAGATCCATATCCCAGCGCAACGCCGGGACGACCACCTCTTTGCCGCACTTTATAAACAGCAAGATCCTTCCAAGGGTTTTGCTGATGGCGTCCTCAACGCTCGTGCAAATGTTTAGGCGTTTGCCGAATTTATCTTCGCCAGGGTTAGTGATAAATAAATGCTGTAAGCCGGCCGGCTGATCGGATGTGTCCATCATCAGCTTTGATGCGCGAACTACGTCTGCCAGCTCGCCTTGGTAAATGATGGTGATCTGTCCCCAGGCTGCGCGGAACGCTTCCTTTAGGCATCGATCTGCGTCGGCTGTTTGGCCGACTACCCGAAGCGATTGTTCCAGCAAGAAATTCGGCATGTGGCCGTACCACTTTGCGTCCAAGTTCCAGATCACTCCGGCCGGTGGCGTCAGGGTCATAATCATCTGAAGCAGTCGCACTGCCTCGTGATAGTTGCCGTCGTCCATCAGTTGCGTGGCGTAGTGGCCGTAAGCCTCGCGGCGTGTGGGCTGAATCATCACTGCCTCGCCCAGATATTTTCTGCGTTTTGCTGGGTCTGCACACATTATGCCCGCCATGCACAGGAGCTGATACCGTTCCGTGATGCCTACGTCTGGATGTTCTAAGGCAAGAAGCACGGGGCCGATGGCAGTCTGGTAGTCGTTACGCAGAAACGACTCCATGCCGATGTAGTACCAGTTCATCCCGGCGCCCTCTAAGACGCTGTTTAGGATCCGCTTGTTACGATCGCTAGAGTTCTTCTTACAGTTGTTAGGTGCGTGGACAATGACTAGGCCGTCGGCCAGTCCGACTTCCATGTTTGGAATAGGCTTAACCCGTTCGTGGATCGATCGCTCCCACACGGCTGGCAGGAACCCATCGGCCTGCCGGCGGAAGATCCTCTCTCTGCGATTTTGCCGCATTCCACTATTTTGTACATCGTACCGAGTGACTAGGATGTCCCAGCCTTTGTCGGCCTTTTCGCGTTCCTCAATTACATGTCGGTGGATCTTGGCCTGGTCGCCATCAAACAAGTCATCGCAATCTGCCCAGATGACGTACTTCCCTTTTGCTAGGTTAAACGCCTGATTGCGGGCAGCGGCGAAATTATCAATATGGGGCCAGTCCCGGTGCTCTGGGCTGTTCTGGTATTCTCCCCAGACTAAAGCCTCGCCTGCGGCTTCCTGAGCGCAAATACGCGCACTGTGCGCCTCGTTTTTGCCTACTGCCGCCACCACGACCACCTCGTCCCATAGGCCACGGGCGGATTGAATAAGGCGTTTGAGAATGTCGCCCTCGTTGGGGCCGACGATTAAAGCAAGAGACACTAGGGGGTTGGTCATATTTTTTAAGTGGGAAAGCCCGGACGCACCCCCCGATGCGTCCGGGCAACCCGGATGATTCTGTAACTTACACGATCCGAACTAGCGAACTGGCCGATCCCTTTGCCGCACCGTAGATGAGGCAATAGGTGCGCTGCACGCTGCCGGTCACGAGCGAGTAGCTCTCGCGAACCTGGAGCGACAGACCGCTCTTGGCTTCCGTCACGTTGGCAACGGTGCCGCTGAACTCAACATTAGGAATCTCAGGCAGACGAGCCGCCACGATGATCGCCTCTTGTTGTGCGATGAATCCTTTGGATACCGCAGAAGGCAGCGAAGCGTAGTTAAATACGTTCACGCCGTGAATTTCGCCAAGGCTGGCGCCGCCGACGAGGTCGGTGGAGCGCTGGGCATTCGCCACCACTACGGAATCTTTGGAAAGATTGGCGTAGTTGGTAGGGCTGAGAACGGCGAACCGTCCACCCATAGGTGCCTTTGCGCTGTTGAGTTGAGCCGCGATGTCGACGATGGAACCAAAGGTCACTGCACCGGCCGCGATGGTTGCGGTCGTGGTGTAGTTGCTGTTGGTTACCAACGCGAGAACGGTATCAACCATGCTCTTTCCGAGAGCGTGGGCCGCTTGCGCTGCAAAGCGCTCGACCAAGTTAACCGAGGAGCTGGTGCGCTCGTCATCATTCAAAGCGTACGAGACGTGTTTGAAATTGGAGAGCGTCACAACCACATCGGTCTGAGTTGCATCGCCAGCCACGTATCCGGCCGTGCTGGAATAATCCGAGGCAGACTGGATCGAGACGGTGTGGGTTATGATCGCGTCACCCTTGCGGGCGGTAGCGTCCGAGAAATCGGAAACGCCGGAAGCGATCCATGAGTAGTTTTCAACCAGCAATTCGAGAGCACGTTGTGCTACGACTTTGCCGTTGCTCGTTGTTGCGAGGCTATTTGCCATAGTTCTATCCTTCTTTCTTAGTTATCGTGCGAGCTTGATTTGGTTGAAAATCTCCGCCGCACGACGGGGATCTTTTTCTGCGTTAAACTTCGCGAGAAGTTCATTACGAGAAAGGGGTTTGGCTTCGCTGATCTCAACTGGCTGGGTGCCTTTGCTGGCTTCCAGCTCGACAGTGAGGCGAGCGAGCTTGGTTTCGAGAGCGACGATCTTGTCGTTGGATTCCAGATCGGCCTTGGCTTCGGGAGCTGCTTCGACTGCGGGCGCTTCTTCTGCCACGGGTGCTTCGGCTACTGCGGGAGCTTCCTCGACCACGGCTTCAAACTTGGCGGCAAATTTGCCAACAAGTTCGTCGATCCGGGCGGAGAGAGCGGCGATGGCCTGCTCGGCATTAAACGCCGGTGCCGCCGGTGCTTCGGGCGCGGCTTCGATAACCGGCGCTGATTCTTTTACGGTTGTATCCATATTAAGCGATTTGCGTGTGTCAACCCGTGCAGAATAAACGCCTGTCGGATTAGCCGCTGGGGTAGTCACGAGATCGACGGAATAGAGCGTGCTGACGTCAGCCAGTTGGGTGCCGTCCTCTGCCATTCTGGGCACGCCACTGAAGCTGATGGAGAATCCGATCTGCCCAGGGAGCGTGCCGATCAGTTCGCTAAAGTAGGCAAAGCCTTCGTGGCTTTCAAATAAGGTGAGATCTGCCCGCACGCGGCCGCCGTCTAAGGTAAAGTTTTCTAGGTATCCAATGATGTTGGAAACGCTAGAGCTGTGGTCAGAGAGTACCTTAACCTGACCTAGATCGTTACCAGCCTGGACGACTTGTTCCAGCGTGTCTGCGTCGATGACCATCCCGTGACCCAAAGCAGGGCCAGCGGTGATGACGGAAATTCCCTTAAATTGTTTTTGAGCCATGCCCGCGCATGGCGTGTCAAATTACTCCTGCGGAGGTGGCGGAGTTAGGTGAGCGTTTATCTTTTCTAGTTCTGCTACGGCCTTTTTCAGTAATGCCTCACTGCGTAGGGATGAGTTTGAAATCTGGAAAACGAACACAGGCAAAAGCAAAAGAAGTACCAGCAGAAAAAAAGCTGCTACAGCAAGCAAGCAATATATAAAACCTCCTACGCCTTCCATGCGCCAAGCCTGCTCCTACCCAGCGGGCTTAATCAACTACTTTTTCTTTTTTGTTTTCGGCTTTGCCCCGATGCCGATTGCCTTAACAACCATATTCATCTCTTTTGGGGTAAGGTTAAAATCTGGCTCGTCACGCATTGTGAAGGTTTCTGTGGCTGGAACTGATGCCTGCACTGGCTCAATCGCTTCCTCAAGTTGGGGCTGAACGGTGGTATCCTCTGGCAACGGTGCAGCCGGTGGCGTAACGGCCACGGCTTCAGTAGGAGTAGCGGGTGCTCCCGTAATCTGCACGTCTGCCATAGTCAGCCCAGCTTCCTGTGCCTTTTGCTTGATATAGATCTGCTCGGCAATCTTCTGATTTACGATCTCCTGCCAATCGGATCCGCGCTCTGCGCTAATGTCGGCCAGAGTCTTAATTCCCATTTTTAGATCTTCCCGATCGGCGGCGCTGTCCCGGCCGGCGTCGATCGTAGTGCGGGCTGGGGTGTGATAGACCGCTTCCCACCACATCGCCATTCCCTTCGGCGGAGTCAGGTCGCCACGTTTGATCGCCTTGGCCAGTGCCCACTTGCGAACCCGTTTCAGCATCTGCTCGATTACCGCGTCGGAAATCTCATCGAATCGACGTTGAGCTTGCGCGAGAACAAACCGCTGGCTGGGGCCGGTAAGTTCGTTGGGTGACCAGATGTAGGCGTAGGGTACGCCAAGCCCGGACGCCACTGCCCGGATGTATTGATCCATGTGTTGCTGTAGATTCTGACTAGGCCGATCGTTTTTGATCTCTCGCAGTGTCTTGCCCATTGGGACGTTGACTAACGCTCCACCGCCAAAAAGGTTGTCGGTCGTTAGGTTTGTTGAATCAGTCTCTGTCGGGTTAAAGAATCCAGGGCCAGAGTTAGTAGTCGATTCGATAGCCATCCCGATTTGCCCTGCCCGCTTACAAGCCAGCATCTCATAGTCCAGAATCTCGTCCCGATCCAGTAGCAGATTGATGCACGATGCGAGCTTAGACAGCGACCGCACTTCGTCTGCCCTGTCCCGTTCTGCCAACAAAATCAGATCGGCGGCCTGCACCTCTGTGAACGTGTCGCCGTTTATGCCGGTGCGGATGTAGTAACTCAAGGGGCGCCCAAACTTGTTCATGCGAACGCCGTCGAAAATCTTGGCGTCGTCCTTCACGTAAGATGGAGTTTCGCAGCGGTGCCCTTCCACCATTTGCAGCATCGGCCATCCGTCGCCGTTATCAGTCAAAAGTATAAAAATTTCATTATCGCGTAGCATTGTGCGGGTGGCCACTTGCTGCATCGCTTGGTAAGTAAGAATCCCGCGCACGTCGCAAGATCCTTCCCACATCGCCAGCCACTCTTCGGTCGCCTTGTTCCAGCCCTCGTCCTTTGTGCGTGCCTGGCATTTGATGCCGGCCCCGATAGCGTTCCGCGTCATCGTATCAATCGCCCCGCGAACAATAGCACTATTGTAACAAAGCCAGCGGGATAGTGCGGCGATCGATTGTCGAGATGCAGAGCTGACGTCCAGCTTCGTGTCGGCCAGTTGGGCATCTACCCAGCGGCGTTTGCGTGGATCGTGCCGGGCGGCTTGTACCATGCGCGACCAGCTAGAAATCACTTTGCCGACGATGTCCATTTTAGTAGGTGGTTTCTTTGAACCGTGGGTAGGTGACTAGACTCTGATCGCCTGTAAAG